TGCGTACATCAGAGATTCTCGACCGCCAGCCGTACGCGCCGCAGTGTTCTGAGAGGGTTAAACCATCGATCCACTGCTCGGGATGTGACTCGAAATAGGATTGGAGCCGATCGGTGTAGGTTGGTTTGTTCGCCATGGTGCTCTCCTGAATACTGTGTGTAGTATAGCAGTACTTCGCTAGCATAGCAGTACGTAAGACGAGTATTTGCCCCTCGGGGCAAACGGGTCTAGATCTCGGTGATCCATGTTCCAGCAAGACAGGCAGAGCGTGTCATCAGCCCATCTTCGCTTCGCCTGACCACGGCCTCAGTGAGTCAAACTGAACGCAGTTGTCCCAGTCCTCAAGCCCCTTCACGGTTCGAGTCGTATCAAAAGCCCACACATTCTCGCCATCGGCCTCTATCACAACGAGCACATCTCCTTTTGGTATGACTGCGTCTGGAAATCGGTCAATCTCCACCGTTGCGATCAGGCGGTCGCCTGCTTTTAGCTCTTTATCTGCCATTAGTTGTCCTCCCTCTCTTCGCTGATCCACCAAGTTCCAGCGAGACAGGCGGAGCGTGTCATCAGTCCATCCTCGCCGGTCGGGTCTTCGGCATCATCAAAGCACTCGCGCAAAAGCTCGGCCTGTGCCTCGGGGATAGCCGCGCGTGCCGCCTCGGGTGTGGAGTACTCACCCATTGCTATCTCCCCTTGCCTGTCTTCGCTGGTCCACCATAACTGAATCATGACTGTCTCCCTTTCAGTTGTCGATTCGGCAGTAGTTAACTAATACAACCCATGATCAAAAGTTCGGATGCCCCAAACACGGAGTCTTTCCCGCAGTCGGCGCACTCGTAATTACAGGCGTCTGGTTCGACTTCCAAGTGTTCTGATCCGCAGTCAAGACAGTAGCCTAAGTCCTGTCCACTAGTCCCGAGCACGTCACATTCCGACACGGGTACCTGTGTACCGTCTTTAGCCGTGAACGTGAGTGTGACCGGCTCACCTCCGCTGATGGTGCCAGTGGTGATAATGCGGGTAAGGTCAGAGATGGTGCGTTCTTTGTTGTCTGCCATTAGTTGTCCTCCTCGTTTATGCTTCAATTTCCGATAGGTAGCGTAGATAAGGAAAAGTTGCATCCTTCAAGTTCGTAGCCTTTAGTGTGCTTAAGAAATATCCTGTCTTCAGCGTCTCGTACCATGTTGAACCACGGGCAATCGCCGTTCAACGGGTCAAAGTTATCAAACACGCCGTCGCGCATTCCAACATGCTGCTGCGCGTAATAAATGGCTAGTTGCGATTTCTTAGACAGTCCCTCAAACCACTCGCGTAAATCACGCTCTGCTGCCTCTCGTTCTTGGTCAAATCCGTGGGGCCAGTCCGTGACATCGATTTCTATCTCAATCATGCGTTCGTCCCCTTGTCTTAGTTAAGTGTGAGCCCCGCTTCGCACATACCCTCGGCCAGTCCCTCTGCGAATCGCGCATCGACGACCAGGGTATGTCTGCCAAGCCATTGCCAGGATTCGGTGTGTGTGTTCTCGCTGATCCAGTCCTGTGCAGCTGTCGATTGCAGCGTAAAGGCGACAACGGAGCCGTCGTCATGGACGAGTACGTCTGGTGCTGTCTGTTTTGCCATGTGTGTCTCACCCTTTCTGTTAGACCATCCTGTTAGACCATCCTGACAGACCATCCTGATAGGCCGACAAAAAGCCCATAGGCTCCTATGCAACCACGAGCGATCGTCGCGTACAGTCGATCCTCACTAGCCAATTTATTGACGATCGAGGCTGTCCAGGTCGATCTCAACCCAACACTGCCCGCTTCCGGCGACCGGCTCAACAAGCCATCTATCTCTGCCCCATTCCTTTTTATAGTCGCGTAGGGTGACTGTGATATAAAGATCGTCGTATTGCCTCATCCTTAGTTCGTAGGTGCTGCCGAGTTTCTCGGCTATTTCTCGGAGTGTCATGGTGTCCCCTTTCAAGATAGATCCGACTGTAGACAAGTCGATCGGGTTGCATATTGCTGGCCGTGGACAGTTGACTGTGTTTGCCATGGCTAGATCCTCTCAATAACGGCGATCGTGTTTAGCCAGTCAGACTTAACCGCCTTCGCTAGCCTAGCCTTCGAACCTTTAAACCTCAGCAGCACGTACACCCCGATCTGGTCCGTGAACCTCAGATCGTGGAGATCCCCGTCTATCGTTGGTTTGGTTATCCCTTGCCAGGTGAACGTGCTAGGTATCGGATCGCCTTTTTTGATATCGACGACGACGGAGGAATTGATACCGTGCTCAAAGGCGCCGACAACATCAGACTTACGCGATCGCTCAGAAATCGAATAGGTGAGATGGAGATTTGCCAGCTGTCTTTTCCACGGATAGCGGAGTTTTGTGTAGTCGTAACATTGCAGGGACGGTATCGCCGTGGCGATCGATTGCGCCAGTAGTGGGAGATCGGATAGCAGGTTCGGTCTACAGGCCGCTGTCATGTTGAGACGTTGAGCTCGGCGCTGTACCGCTTTGAGCTCAGTAATGGCTTGCGCTAGGAATGTTTCACGATCGTCGTACCAAAGCGCGGTACGTTTCGCCCTGGCGATCGCGTGCGTCGGCAGTTGATTTAGGCCGGTGAACTTCAGACACCAGTCAGCACAGTCGCCAGCCATATTGCACGTTGACGGTAGGCTTCTCTTGAGTATTCTTGAGGCTTCCAACTGTGGTGAGAGCGTAATGCCAGCGGTCAATACGCCAGACGTTTTACTTTTGTCGAGTTTATATTGCTTCGTGGTTAACAGTTTTGCCATGGTTCGCCTTTCGAAGTTTCGCGCGTCGGCGGGCTGAAAATACGTACTTATTACAATCTTTACAGGCGGAGAAATAGGTACCAGACGATCGCCGAGTAAAGCGATCGGTGGGGAGGGTACGTCTGCAGAGGTAACAGATCCGCTCAGTCTCGGTGTGTTTAAACCTGGGCCGAGTATCGCCGGCGAGGTTTTTAAGTGCGGCTGAGCAGATCGTACAAAGTCCAAAGTGGCGATCGTCGGTATCTGTCACAAGATCCGATCGATCGCTGCTACATCGAAAACAGTGCGCCATGGTTCGCCCCTTTTACTTCTGGACAGAGTGAACGATCGTGGATAGTTGTTCTTCAATCGACGCAGCCCAGAGTTCGACAGCAGTCGAGAGGTAGAAACACGCTAACCCCGCCCAACTTGCATCCGCTGGCGGTTGGGGAAGTTCGCCCAGGTAAGAGTCAAGATACGCGAAGATACCGTCGCTAGAGTCTCCGTATTGGTGCATTGTCTTTTCAGCGTCGTGGTACGTGACAGCCGGCATGTAGGCCCCGCTATCGCAGCCGCCTTGGACAATCGCGGCAATATCGCTCGGGCTGATGTCTTGATCTATCCACTTTGGTATTAAGATCTCATCTGTGTAGTCTGTGATCGGATCTTCCAGGTTCCACAAACTGTCTATTGTTGTTGTCGCCATTTATCCCCTTTCGATCTTAGTAGTGGTTAGTGGATAGCCTAAACAGGTTAGGCTATCGGTTAACAACTACTTACCTGACCTTCGAGATTAAACCGTCGACCATATCGACATTGGCAAAGAATTCGCGCTTGTACCCTGTCATGTGCGGACGATTGCATCCGGTCAAGGTGCCATTGTCGCGATACTCTGCCCCGAACATAGACGTTTCGCTGTATCGGAGGGGTTCACCAATCTGAGACTTTAGGATTTTCTTACTAGGGTAATTAAAGATAAGCATGTTTTTGTTCCTTTCGGTTTCTGGGTTTATGCTTCAATTTCCGAGGCTGTTAGTAGTCATGGTGTGACCACGACGGCATGATCAAATTCCCTTAGTTGTCCTCCTCGTAAGCATCAAGTTCATCACAAGACGCTGCTATTTCCCAAAATCGCAGTTCGTCCACAGCATCCTTTACGATATTGCCTAGCTTTAATCGCCCCATATGAACATGCTCGATAATGACATCTATGTCATCCCTCCCCGCAGTCTCGATTAGGTCGCCATCAGGGTAATACTTATCGAGCCAGCCACGGTCTACACCGTAGGCAATCGCTTCTTCTATTTCTTTCTCACTGATGGAGAATTTAACTCTTACGCCAACGGTCATTTCGTAAACCATGTCAGGCATTAGTTGTCCTCCTCTTAGATTGTAGGATTCGATCGCCATGTATCCTCGTCTCTTTATGTAGTGTCTCATATTTAGCACTGTAGTGCAACACTTATCTAACAGTCGTCTCTTTAGGATACCCTTGCGTTTACTCGATTATCCCTAGGCAGTAATGACAGGCAAAGCGAAAGCGAAACCGTCAAGGATTTGACAGCTGCGAAAGTTCGGCGAAAGCGTCAACATCTCGGCGATCGTGGTTTCGCCTTTTGATCGTTTCGCCTTAAAAGCGAAAGCGTCAATATCCTGGTGGTCGTGGCGTCAACGGATTGACAGCGAAGATTCAGCGAATCGAAAGTCTAGCGAAACGCGAAAGTTCGACGAACGCGAAAGTTCAGCGAACCGCGTCGTTGGCATGGGGGGAGGGGGGGTTAACACTCACCCTAATACTCACCCTAATACCCACTTACAATCGTGGGGTGTCTTGACTCACGTAGTGACGGGATGTCAGCATAGGGGGTATGGAGGAGGAGGCGTTAACGTCTCGGGTTGTGGGGGCGGAGGGCGAGTTTTCGCGGATTTTGCAGGAGATGCGGTTGCGGTCGGGGCTGACGGTGCGGGAGGTGTCGGATCGGATGGGGGTGACGGAATCGTCGGTCCACCAGTATTTATATCGGCAGCGTGGGGCGCGGGGAACGAGTACGGTGAAGTGGCTGTTGCGGTATGCGGAGGCGTGTGGATGCGGGGTACGGGTCACGTTTCCCGAGTCGGCGGCGGTGCAGCGTCGCGCGCGGATGACGTATGGGCGTCCACGGGGCGGGGGACAGCCGCTGGCCCAGGTCTGTGCGGAGGGCGACCACCCCGTGGAGAGAGGTGGCGCGTAGGTGGAGGAAGGTGGAGATTGAGGTGGAGAGAGGTGTTGACGGATGACGACAGCCACGACTGAACCACTCAACATTGGGTACGCTGACCCTCCCTACCCAGGCCAAGCACACCTTTACAAAAACCACCCTGACTATGGGGGCGAAGTTGACCACGGTGAGATGACAGAAACTTTGGTCAACTTATACGACGGATTCATTCTTCACACCTCATCGCCAGCGCTTTACCAAATTCTTTCTCTTTGCACCGACCAAGGCTTGCAACCCGGTAGCGACTATCGGATTCTTTCATGGGTCAAACCTTTCTGTAGTTGGAAACCCGGTGCTAGAGTCCAGTACGCATGGGAACCAGTCATAGTGCGAAAGGTACGTCCACCCCGGCACTCGATACGAGACTGGTTGGATGAAAGCATGAGCATGAAACGTGGCGTCACCGGAGCGAAACCGCGAGCTGTGTGCTGGTGGTTGTTCGAGGCGGTAGGCGCAACTCCTGACGACATACTTGACGATATGTTTCCCGGAAGTGGAGCAGTCACTCAAGCGTGGAATGAGTGGCGTGCTTCTATCTTGGGTGAACCCGAACAGTTGGTGCTGGCCCATGACTGATGAAGGCAACCACGAAATACAATCGGACGCCTGACGGGGGCTTGGCCTGTGCATTTGGTACGCCCTGGGAGCAGCATTTTACTGACGTCGGATGTGCGGCGTGTGACGCCTGGTCGGAGGAGACGGATGCGGACACTGACGAAGCAGGAAGCGGAACAGTTTGCGTTGATCGTGCTGTCGGGCGCACCCGTGCCGGAAGCGGTGCGGTATTTCTGGAGCGGGGACCTGACGGATGAGGAGCTGCTGACCTACGAACAGGCGTGGCCCATGCAGCCGGAGGTGCTGGCGGTGATGGAGCGGATGACCGGCGGGACCGCGTGGCACACGATGAGTGATGAGCAGCGGCTGGACGTGTCGCTGACGAAGCATTACAACGAGATGGCCTATTTTCTGTGGACGACCAATTACACCGAGATTGGCGGGGCGGAGAAGCTGAAGGCGGACACCTGTCGGCAGTCGATCGAGGCAAAAGTGGCGGGAATGGCCGGACGCGAGTCCCCGCTAGCGCAGTTCTATCATGATCTCCTGAGTCGCTACGACCAGGAAGGCAAGGCCGTCAACTAGGATGCTGACCCAGCGCGGAGAGATGGAAGGCTTGAAGGAAACGGTGCATCTGGGGCTGTTCGGCCTCTCCCTGGCGTCCTTGCTCTATAACATCGCCGCCTATGAGGACCGGAAAGCGGTGCATTTAGGCGTCAATGTGGCAATCTATCTTGGCCTGACTCTCTTCGAGGCGTATCAGAGCCTCCGGCACCATCATGCCCGCTAAATCCGTCCCCCCACCGTTGCGGGACCGGATCATGACGGAATTTCGGGCGTTTCTCTGCGAGAAAACAGACTTTATCCCCTTTGAGCATCAGGCCCGCTGGTGGGCGACCACGGATGGCTACGAACTCACGGATATCGAAGCCGAACCGGGTGATCACGCGATCAACGTGCGCTTACCGGATGAATCGGTCGTCCGGCGCACACTGGTGCCGCGTGTGCGAGGTCGAGCCAAGGTGGTGGCGGAACTGGGAGCCTATAAGTCAGGGAAATCGGCGGGCGCGGGCATCTGGGCGGCGGGTTTTGCGGCAGTTCCCCGAGCGACCGTCTATCTGGTCGGGAATGAGTACGATATGTGCGCCCCGGAGTTTGAATACGTGCTGGAGGCGCTGTGTTCCGAGCGGGGACTGAATCAGAAGTATCATTCGCTGCAAAATCGCCCGAAAGATGGCCGGATGTGGCTGGAGATGGAAAACGGAGCCAGATTTGAGGCCCGAAGCTGGGAACGCTCAGAATCCCTCAAAGGGAAAGAGGTCGATGCCTATGTCTATTGCGAAGCCTACCAGTTGCCTGGGATTGAGTGCTTTACATCCGTGTCCCAGAATTTGCGCGTGCGTGAGGGCTATGCGGTCTTTCCCACGACGCCTGATCGCCCGTGGGTGCAGGTCTTTCATGACAACGGGCATGGACATGCGGATTTTCCGGCGTGGGTCTGTCAGTGCGGGATTCCGGCGATTGTGAACCCCTACAGCTTCGATCAAGCGGCGATGGACCGCGACCAGCATCTGCTGACCCGCGAGAAGTTCTCGATTGCCTATCTCGGAAAACTCGGAGATTACGTGGGCCGCGTCTACAATTATCAGCGGGGAGATCGCCAGATCGGGCTGACCAGTCACCCCAAGCTGTGGCATACTACCACCACCCGTCCGAGCAAAGAGAATTTTCGCTTGCCGCACGACTGGCAGATCGAGATTGGCGCGGATACGGGGACCTATTGTGCCGCACTGGTCGTCGGGATTGCCCCGGAGGGGACTGCCTACGTGCTGGATGAGTTGACGAACTATCGCTACGTGGCGAATACCACGGAACTGGACGACGAAAGTTCCATGATTCGCTGGACCGATGACCTGAAACGCATGGCCGCACTCTGGAAAACGCGCCCGATGGCGTGGGTGGATGCCAATAGTCAGTTCAAGATGGAATGCCTCCACCACGGCGTCCACTTGATGGCGAATAAGCGCGGACGTGAGGTCCGCACCGAAGCGGCACGGCAGTATTTTCAGCATCAGAAGATTTACCTCGCCCCGTGGCTCTCGCTGCTGCCCTATGAGGTGGAAAATGCCCAGTGGCCGGATTCCACCAGTGCCGCAGGAAAATATGAGCGCCTGAAAGTCAACGATCATGTGCTGGACTGCCTCGAACACGTCCTCTCGCGGCATCCCCGCTCAAAGCCGCAGAAACAGGAACGCACCGTCCAGATGCCCTTCGGGAGTGTCCAGTGGATGGGATCACCCATTCGGAAGCGGGCGAAACGCCCCCCCGTCGATAGCCATTTAGGAGGCCAGTAGTGTCCGATGATCAGCGATTGCGCTTGCTTGAACAGAAGGTGACGTTTATTATGAAAACGCTCTCCCTGACCGCACAGAAGAACGGGAAAGCCGAGTCGCGGAGTCTCTTGCGGCTCTTTGAGGAGTTTGCCAAAGATGCTGGAGCAACTACGACAACGCTTAAAGACGTGGCTGAACGGGCCTTCGCAGGACCAGCCGATGCCCCTCAGTCTGCTCCAGGACCGGATGGATTTCCTGGAGAAGAGACTGAACCAATTGTCAGCCCCATTTAACGGACGCGGGGACGAGAGCGTCGTCTTTGACGCCCACGCTGATCAGCCCTTGGAAAATGTTCCCGATGCCCACTTAGGAGCGCAATAATGGCTGGACAGACAGCAGAAGACCGAGACACCAAAAAATTTCTTGAATCCCTCCAGCAATGGCTTGTTCATCAGCAAAGAGCAGGAAAACCCATGACCGAAGAGGACGCTCGTCGTCTAGAGCGAGTAGAACTCTCAGAAGTTGAGGCAGCGCGTCGGTTGCGGGAAGGTCTTGGTGCTGGTGCTGGTGCGGCAGGAGCGTTAGGTGCTGGTGCTGGAGCGTTAGGTAAAGGGCCTCTTCGACGCCGACAAAAACCGATAGATATGCGCTTTACCACCACTCAGCCTACCGTGAAGGGATTAGAAAAAGACTGGGATCGCCTTCCAGCCACGCCGAATCCGAGAGTGAGTCTCCGACGCAAGCAAAAACCCCTACGGGCCAGTCGTGATCTGTCGCATGTTCGACTAGGACCAAGAGAAAGCGGTAAAGGAGTTCGATAATGATGGTCATCAATTTTCCACCTGCCGTGCATAACGATCCACAGGGTCAAGCGTTAATGGCCCAACTCAAACAGAGCATCGAGGAGTCCATTCCGGGGGCCAGTGTCCAGATGCTTGACTATGGTGAGGAAGGTGGCGCTCCGCAGCCCCAACCCGGCGCAGGACTGGGTGGTCCTCCACGTCCCGGCGCACCACTCGGCAGACTGCCGGTGGGTGGCGCTCCACAGCCGCTCACAGGAGCCGGAGGACCACCGCCGCTGCCCGCGTCTCCATTAGGCGGAGGCATGACGCCCGGACCCCAGCGACCGCTGCCACGACGACCGATGCCCACGCAACGACGGACCCTCGGATAAGCAATGGCCGAGGACGCGAAAGACCTCACCGACTATACCGATGATTACAACCGGCTCCGCGCCCAGAAAGCGCGGAATGTCGGATCGGTCGAACTGCGGATTCTGACGAATCTCGCGTTCGTGTCTGGCGAACACTGGGTCGGATCGCAGAATCGGGTGCTGTTTACACGCAAACGCGACCCCAATAAGCTCTATCTGGTCTTTAATCTCGCCGCCCAGATGCTCTCCAAGATGATGGGGCGTCTGAGCAGCGTGGCTCCCGTCTTTCGCGCTCGTCCAGACAAGCAGGACCCGAAATCGGTCGGGAAAACCGAAGTCGTGAACCGACTCATCAAGGCGCTGGACGAGAAGCTCGATCAGCCTTCCCGGACGTGGGAAATCCTCTGGTGGATGGCGATTGGCGGCGTGGCCTTTGAATACGTCCCGTGGGTGAAGGATGCCACGATGGAACCGCTCCCGCAGTTCAATGAAGAAACCAATGAACTGATGTGGACCGATGTGCAGACGCAGGAGGTCATTCCCGAGTCTCAGCGCCAAGAGGCGATGATGCAGGGCGCACCGACCGAGCGATTTGTCGTGGTCGAGGAGATGGTGCTGGCCGGAGATATCGGCAGCGAAGTCCTGAGTCCCTTACAGGTCTTTGTGGACGCCTCCGTGCGCTCGATTGATGACTTGTCCCCGGATCAGGCGGTGTATATCGCAAAAATCCGCACCTTGGGCTGGATTGAAGCGAATTACGATGTGAGCGACGACACGATTCAAAATATCAAAGACGCGACAGAAGTGAGGATTCTCAGCACGGATCTCAAGCAGTTTGGCGATCCCACGGGATCGGTGCATCTTCAGGACTTGATTCCACGGATTCAGGGGACGATCACGTCCAATGACCCGGATATGGCGGTGGTGGTGGAACGCTATCAGCCGATTTCCGAAAAACATCCGCGTGGACGCTATTCTGCCTTTGTTCCCGGCGAACAGATGCTCCATGACGGCGATAATCCCTATGAATCCATTCCGCTGGTCGATTTTCACTGGACCCCGACCACCACGAGCTTCTGGGGCGACGATTATGTCTCCGACCTGATTGCCCCTCAGCGGTTCCTCAATAAGCGACTTTCGCAACTCGGGGAACAGGCCAATGCCTCGATTTACGGGGATGAACTGCTCGGTCCAACGGTGAAGCGAGAGGATATTCCCTCGGATTATCCGGCTCCAATTGAGGGCGGACTCAATGAAGCTGGGGTCAAGATGGTGCAACGGCGCGATCCGCCGCAATTGCCCGCGTGGTTCATGCAATCAGTCGATCTGACACTGAAACTGATGCGAGAAATCGCGGGTGGCGTGGATCTGTTTCAGGAACAAAAGTTTCCAGGGCAACTGCGTGGCCCGATGGCCGTTCCGATGCTTCAAGAATTGCTAGATAGCCAATGGGGAAATCTCTATCAGCATATCGGCCAACGGATGTCCAAGGTCAAGGAAATGCGGATTAACCGGGTCAAAGAGTACTATCCGCCCTTCCGCACCATGCACTATACGGATCGCAGCATGAAAGATGAGGTGTTTATCTTTCAAACGTCTGATATCCTCCGATCCGGCACCGATTATTCGATCACGGTCGAGCGGGGCAGCCTAGTTCCTGAACTCCGGGCGCTGAGAGAGGCCCGGATTCGGGAGCATCTCCAGTCTCCGCTGAGTGTCCTCTATATCGACGAGCGCACCGGAAAAATCGACAAGGAAAAGATCGCCTCGGACCTCGAAATGGGCGATATTGGGCGCGAAGCCAAGGAATCCCAGTACCGGAAGCTCGGCATGTCGCTCGTCGAACGACTCTGGCAGGGACAGCAACTGCCACCCCATCTGCCGATGCCGTTCTGGAACCTGCGCGTCATCATGGATGAACTCGAAGGCGAAATGGCGACCACCGAATTTCTCTCCGCGAGTCCCGAGATTCAGCAGGGTTTTGTAGAGTTCTGGAACCGCTGCCGTCAGTTCCTCATGGAAGCGTCCCAGCGTCGGCAGGACGGGATGCAGCAGCAGCAGATTCAGGGCGCGGTCGCGCAAGCGGCGCAGCAAGCCGCCGCAAAAGCCGCTGCCGAAGCGATTGATATGGCAATGGAGCAGATGAAGGCCAGTCAGCAGATTGCGCCAGAGGCTCCAGAAGCCCTTTCTCGCGCCATGATGGAGCAGCAGGGCGGACGGCCTCAGTAAGTCTCGTGCCTTTCACAAAGGTCGGACAGAACAGGCACCGGAGTCCCAGCGGGAAGATATTCACCACAGATCAGGTCGCAGCGTATTATGCGAGCGACGGGTTCACCAAGACGAAGCGCAAGACCGCAAAGAAAAAAGGCACGTCTCCCACGAAGACCAGACGCCGGAAGTCTTGACACATTTCTCGTTCGTTTCTATACTGCCAATACTGCCCCGTCCATAGACGACGAATACGGCACGCGAATACGTTGAAGGGCTTCTCTGGCAAGAGAATACCCCGGCTAACACTCGCAATCCACTCGACCGAGGAGGATCGATGGCAGATGACGAAACCCTGAACGCTCCGATGGCAGAAGAGTCGTCTGGAGCAGACGAACAGTCGTCACCGGAAGGTGGCGAGACACCAGAGTCTGGATCGTGGTCTAAGGAGACACAGGCCGAATACACCAAGAAAACACAGGCACTTGCCGATGAACGCAAGCAGTGGGATAGCCAGCGTACCCAGCAGCAGCAACAGCTACAACAGTACGCACAGCAGTTGCAGCAGCAACAGTACGCACATCAGGCGGCGCAGCAATATGCACCGCAACAGCAACAACAGCAGGGCGACACGATGCTGGATCAGTTGCGACAGATGCCGTATCTGGATGGCAACACCGCTGCCCAGTTAATGGAGCGCATTGTCAGTGAGGGAATCAACCCACTACAACAAGCCCTTCAGCAACGGGACAAGGCTCTCGCACAGGTTTACAAGGACTATAAAACGCTGCGAGAGACTGTTGGACATACGCAAGGCAAGCAAGCGGAAAAAGACTTGGATGCGCGGTTTGTGCAGCTTCGCCAAGATACCGGACTCCCGGATGAAGAAGTCGTCAATGAACTCCTGCGGGATGTCTATTACTCGCATGAGGGCGACGATCTAAACGAGAAGTATCCCGAAATGGCCCGTAACCGCATTGATGGATTACGGAAAGTTTTTCGGGAGATGGATCGAAAGGAAGCGTTAAAAGCCAAGACCTCGACCTTCCCGTCAAAGGGGGGCCAGTCATCATTGACGAACGGAAAGACGGGCGGCTACAAGAGTCCGGCTGACCGTGCCGACGAACTTTGGCCGATGCTGAATCCGGGGAATACAGAATAGTCTCGCCGCTGTAGGGTGACAAGGAGTTAGACGCCTTATGGCTAGCACAACAGATGTCATTGAAGCCCTGAAATACACCTATGGGGTGGATCAGGTGCTGTATCTCGTCAACCAGGAAGTCGTCTGCTGGAATATGTTCCAGAAGATGAAGAAACCAATGGCTGGTCGAGGACAGTTCTTGATGCCCATCATGGTGAAAAACCCCGGTGCGTGGAGTGGATTGGCGGAAGGCGGCGCATTGCCCTCCAACATCGATCCCGATACGACCGAGGCGTCCTTCAGCCTCCAGGAATTTGCGGGGCTGTACAACATGTCGTGGAAGCTGATTCAGGACGCGAGGAACTCGAAGTTTGCGTTCCAGACGGCCCTGAAGATGATGGAAGGTGGCTTCCGCCGACGTATTTTGAAGCTCATCAATGCCGACCTGATTTCTGATGGACTCGGCAAGCTGGCGATCATGCCAGCGGCAGACAACCAGACCACCATTACCGTGGATGCGCTTCCTAGCATCGACCTCGGAATGACCGTGGATTTGATTGATGCCTCTGACAATGACGCTGACCTTGCGGCTTCCCGTACGGTCACAGCGATTGATGTGCAGAATCGCACCGTCACCATCAGTGGATCAGCGCCCAGCGGCACTGCTGCCGGGGATTTCTTCTGTATTGAAAACACGACGAAATCTGGGGCGATTTATCACACTGAAGGTCTTCTGGGAATCATTGATGATGCCAATCCCCCGTCGGGGAATTACGGCAACATTAACCGCAGCACAGCGGGGAATGAGTTCTGGGAGTCGATTGTGTTGTCGAATAGTGGCACCAACCGTGCGCTCACGGAAGACCTTCTCATGCAGCTTGAGGATGCCGTCCGCGAGAAGGGTGGGGCCAAGCTCAACGCCTACATCTCCAATCTTGCCGTCGTCAGGCGCTATCACGAACTTCTGCGCGAAGATACGTTCTTTGCCATGAGTTCACCGAAAGCGTTTGCCGGTGGGTCAGGAGTCGGGCGTGACGGCGGAGCGCAGCAGAAGGGGAAAGACGGCGGCGATGGTCGCACGATCTACCGCTTCAGCGGCAATCCGTGGCATGTGGAGCCGTATTTCGCGGCGAACACGATTATCGGGATGGACACCAGTAATTTCTACATTGGACATGGAGAAAACTCGGTGCCTCGCCCGGTGTCAGAAGTCTTTGACGGCACCCCGTTCTTCCGTCAGACCTCCAATGCGACCTTTGAGGTGGCATGGTACTGGCAGGGGCAACTGCTGAGTGACAACCCAGCAGCCGGGGCCAAGATCGAAGATGTCGCGGAGTCGTAGAATCTGAGTAGGTGGGGGGAGGGGCATCTTGCCTCTCCCCTGTCACTTCGCCAGAAAGTAGGGACCAATGGGAATGAAAGCTATCGCAAAACTCGCCCCTGTTCATGTGGTTTATACCATTTCAGCCGGAGAAGCTGCGGATACTTGTATTTTTGTGGCGGATCAGGATTACGAAATCATGGACGTGCGTGAATGTCATAGCACGGCAGGAGCCAGCAGTACGACCTTGGATGTCGGCGTGGCCGCATCTGGCACGGCTCCAGCGAGTCTCACCACAGCAATTAGCTCGGCGTTAGCGTTGGATAGCACCGCGAATACGCCGGTTCAATCAACCCTGACCTCAACGCTTGCCAATCGAAAAATTGATAAAGGTGAGCAAATTGCGTTGAATTACACAGGCACCGTCACCGCCTATGAAGGGGCGGTGCATATTGTGCTGAAAGTGATTCGGACAAACACTAGTTACTAAGGAGGCGCATGGAGTCCTTTAATCCTGTTCGGTATTCACTGGAAGAGAATCAGTTCTTTCTCAAGCATCTGGGCGAGTCCCCGGTGGTCGCATTACAGGAGAACACCCCGAAGGGGGTCAATCCTGTCGCGGTGCAGGAAGTCCTGGGCGAACTCTACGAACTCGATGAACTGGAAAAGCATCGAGGGGTGCCGTGGGCAGGAAAGGAAGCCGTGTCTCAGATCATCACGCGCTATCTCTCTGAACACGAGAAGTGGGGCGAGATGGCGAAGCGTGGCGCACCACGATTTCCCACCATGTATGCGTGGGACGGCAAGGGCCGACCGCATCGCGGGGGCGTCACTTCGGATTCAGGTGAAGTCACCACCTATTTCGATGATAACGGCGATCGTCAGCCTCTCTCCGTTCCGTTGCGTGAGGCCGCGATTCCAGCCTTCAACGCACCGTGGGTCAAAAAGACCGAGCCAATCCCAGATAGTCTTGATGAAGACATGGAGAAGGGCGTGCTTCAGTGTCCCATTGATGGATGGACGGCAAACTTCAAGCCCGAATCACGCCAGTCCTACAATATGGCGCGAGGACGGATGGCGAAGCATTGCCGGTCCAGTAAGGACGAGCGGGTACAGGAGTTCGCGGTGAAGGTGTTTGGCTAACGATGCCTGAAAGCGCAGAGTCTTTCGGTGTCCCGGTTGCCAGTCAAACGCCGCCACCTATTGAGGAAGAACTGCATTTCTGGCACCCCCAACGCTTTGGTGTCACGTTTGGTCCTGAGAGTTTCAGAAAGAAGCTGAAGGGCGTCCATGAGGATCTGGATGTCACGTGGCATCCCGTCCAGCATCGGTGGCTCGTCTGGTATCGACGCCCACGGATCACGAACAAACTCTGTCCCGGCTGGTTGATGCTCTTTGTCGTCGAGGATTCCGAGCAGCGGTATGTCCCGCTGGACGACCGTGCGTTAGCAGCGGTTTACGAGCAGAGTGGCTTCAAGTGGGGGTCGGGCAAGAAATACTGGGCTCGGATCGAGGAACAGGCCCAGCGTGATCACGAGGCACGAGATAAAGAGCGTGAAAACCTCTTGGAAGATGTCGGCAGCGACCAGTGGGATCACACCAAGATTCAGGTCAGTATGCGTGGACCGTCCTCTGGCAGTAAGTTCGTGCGTCACCATGCGGGAGATTAAGCCGTGGCTACAGGTCAGTCGATGCTCGATACGATGGAGGTCATGGATCGCGGCCTCCAGTTGCAGTCTGGAGAAACAGGGGTTACGTTTGCCCTGCGTGCCTTAAACGCCTCACAGGACCATTTCGAGTCCATGATGGCCCTCCAGCCGAATGTGATGGGGTCATCGGTGGGAACCGTCACCACTTCAGCAGACACCGAAGCGACGGCGTTTCCGGCGGGGTTGATTCGCCTGGATCGCGTGCAGTTTCTTGATCCGAACACCAGTCGTCCGCTCTGGGATTTGGAGCGGGTCGGTCCAGTCGGCGATCATTACGATTCACGGGTCATTGCCCCGTATGTGCAGTTTAATTCCACGACCACTGGACGCCCGATGCGGTATTGGACAAATGCAACGAACATCTACTGGGATCCGCTGCCCAATGCCACGCATACGATTCGGTATTACGGGATGAAGGTCGCGGACGATATTACGGCTGGTGGGACGTTTGCGTATCCCGACATGGTGATGCTGCCGATTGTCACATTTGCCGTGAAGTTGCTACGCGTCGGGAAAGACGATGAGGCTGGTCCGATTACAGATGTGGGGATGCAGGTCTTCGGTCCAGTCATTCAGACGATGGCCCGGTTTAATCGGGATCGACCACCCGGCTATGATTATCGGTATGTTCATACGGAATAGGAGTCCCGATGGCGTTTATTCAAGCAGATTTTCAGGACATTCGAGACGAACAACTCATTAAACGCGCTGCGATTGATGCCGCAAGTAGTGGGGATAACACCCTCGTGGCAGCGGTCACAGGCAAGAAGATTCGCGTCTTGGCGGCGTTTTTTACCATGACAGGTACGGCAGTCACGATCCGATTTGAGGATGGGGCTGGCGGCACCGCACTGACAGGTCAGATGGGACCCACAGCGGGACAGACGATTGTCTTGCCGTTTAACCCGGTCGGCTGGTTTGAAACCTCTGATGCCACGTTGCTTAATATGGAACTGAGCGGCGGACAGTCCGTGGATGGCGCGTTGGTTTATATTGAGGCGTAAATGGCGCATCAGGAAGGTCACTATACCGGAACCACTGCTGATCTTGATCGATGGGGTCGCAGGGATCGATCAGGTCGCAGGAGTCGAATTGTCGAAAAGAAGGAAGAGAAGAAAAAGAAACCTGCACAGCGCAGAGCTTCGACCCGTCCTTCTTTAGAAAAAACGGGTCAGGCAATAGTTCGTCGAAGTCCCCCAGAAGACCTGCATCCTGAGATTACCAGTCGATTAACGCAGGGGCAACTCTCGTCTCTCAGTCCTGGGGATATTGCGAGCTTAGAGCAACTCATGAGTAGTTTGTCTCGTCCAGAGGACGCTTGGGTGGAGCAATCCATTCAAGAACGCGGATTAGATCGATACAACTTGTCAAGAAACAGGGATGATCTGAATGTCCCCTGGCATGACGAGCCGATTGATTTTTTGGAAAAGATCGCGGAAACGGTGCCGCTTGGTGAATCTCTTGTGCCGACCACGCCTCGGGACATCGCGCTTGAGACTGCGATATTACTGATGAGTGGCGGTGCGGGAAACATGTTGGCCACAGGAAGAAGGATTCCGTGGGCTGCGGTAAATCCGAAAGGTAATAAACCTTTTACGTTTGGTCCACGAGTCGCTGATAAACTCGCAGAAATGCTACCTGCAGGGACGGCAGAGAATTTACTGGAGGGTGAGGGGATACTTTCTCGTATTGCTCAATATATTCATCCAGCGAAGAAAATTACACCACCCAGGCGTCCAGTTCCTACAATCTCGAAAAGAAAAGTTGGACTCGATCCTCAGGACGTGCCGTTTGATTTTCGTTCAGCGACACGACATCTCCCTGAAGATATACAAAACCTTCCTCGGTCACAATGGAAAATTGATCGAGAACAGGCAGGTAAAATGAGGAAGCGAGGCACGAGTCCACTTCAAAGACGGGTTGGTCGAGGTAGATCGGAACGTCTTGCTAGAGCGGAGCCCCAGCACTCTCCTGTTCGTAGACGAACGGGTCGATCGAGAAGATCGCAGGAAATCCAAGCTGATAGAGACTTTTTGCAGTCTATTGGAGTTAGGCCGGACTAATTACTATGGCTGATATTCAAGTTGTCAATACCGACGCAGATTTAAGCGACAATACTCTGCTGACGGAGGAGAACGCCTACACCATCACGGGGCTGCATACCTTCAGTCGCAGCACTAATGCTCCGTTTGCCTGTATCTCAGGCGCAGGGGTGGTGGCCTATCTGGACGCCGATAAGCTCGACGGGCAAGAGGGTGCGTATTATCTCGCTGCTGCAAATGTCACGGGAACACTCGCCGTTGGAAGTGGCGGCACGGGAGCCACCTCTCTGACAGATGGGGGCGTCCTGCTTGGCAGCGGCACCAGTGCGGTGACGGCAATGGCCGTCTTGGCTGACAGCGAGATGATCGTTGGTGATGGCACGACGGACCCTGTAGCAGAAAGTGGGGCCACGCTACGCACCAGTATTGGCGTTGGCACCGGGGATAGCCCGCAATTCACAGGTGTGGAGTTGGGCCATGCTACCGACACGACCCTGACACGGGCAAGCTCAGGAAATGTCAACATCGAGGGCAATCTTGTCTATCGGGCCGGTGGGACAGATGTGCCAGTGGCCGATGGAGGCACGGGTGCGTCAACATTTACCGATGGTGGCGTGTTGCTCGGCAGCGGAACGTCTGCAATTACGGCTACGGCTGTCTTGGGGGATGGGGAGATTCTCATCGGCGATGCGTCAGGCGATCCCACGACGCTTGATGTTGGAAGTTCCTCTGGTATTACGATTCTTGGAACCATTGCGACAGGTGTGTGGCAAGGAACTGCGGTGGCTGATGCCTACGTAGCAAACGACCTCACGATTTCTGGAGGCACCGTCAACAATAGCGTGATTGGAGGATCGACTGCCGCTGCTGGATCGTTTACCACACTTTCGGCTTCCAGCACCGGGGCTAGTTCCCTTGATATCGGCGGAGGACTCAACGCTGGCACGGGGAATGTGGCACTGATTGGCACAGACGGGAAGATCAATGGTCCGTTGTCATCGACCATTATTGACGATCTTTCTGGAGCCAATCTCACGACGCTCAGTGCGTCGAACATTTCATCGGGAACACTAGCCAATGCCCGACTTCCGAGCAACGTGGATCTTGGAGGCACACTTGATGTCACAGGTGCCACGACACTCGACGACGATCTGTCGGTAGGCGCGACTGACTTCTTTGTAGATGACTCTGAAGGTAAGGTTGGAATAAATACCGCCGCTCCAGAGTCTAAGCTGCACATACTTGTGACAGATTCAGGAATTACTCCGAACGCGAACACGCATCTGTTTATAGAAAAGGGGAGCAACGCACAGTGGATCGAATTTGGTGCGCCTAACGATGTTAATGAGGGTGGAGGTATTCTATTTTCTGATCCAGACGCAGGCGGGGTTGGGAGTATTAACTACAACCACAACACAAATTATGTACAGCTTGGACCGAATGCTTCCACGTCTGGTGCGTTTTCTAAGGGATCTGGAAGCTTTAAGATTGATCATCCTCTTTCATCGAAAACAGAAACACATCATCTGGTTCACAGCTTCATAGAAGGACCACAGTGCGACCTGATTTATCGCGGAACCGCAACACTTTCATCTGGAGAGGCTACGGTAAATCTGGATACCGCCTCTGGGATGACTGAAGGTACATGGGTCTTACTCTGTCGTGGAGAACAGTGCTTTACGTCGAATGAAACCGGATGGACAAGCGTGCGAGGAAGCGTGACGGGAAACATCCTGACCGTCGAGTGTGAGGACGGTACATCGACCGATACAATTTCATGGATGGTGGTGGCAGAGAGGCACGATACGCACATCCTGGAAACGGACTGGACGGATGGAGATGGTCACATCATCCTAGAACCCGAAAAGCCTGAAGAGCCATAAGGCGCGTCGTCATGGGCTATCCGATTCAGACCCAAGTCTTCTCCGTCTTCCTCGGCACCCAAGAGGGGATTCATTCCGTCGCGCTGCCAGCCATTTATTCCTCCAGCGGAAGCCGGAACCTCTGGATTGACAAGCTCGGTCGGGCGAAGAAGATCCTCGGCTACAGCAAGCAGAACTCTTCAGCCGTTACGACTAATACGGGTGCGAGTGCGACACGACTGCGTGCGCTCCGCGCCTACCGGAAGACCGAAAGCGATGGGACGTTCACGCGCCAGCTTCTCGGCCTCTTTGACGATGGCACAAACGAGTGTGAACTCTGGTATAGCACCAACGATGGCGCAGCTTGGACCTTTATTGCCGATTTCGGTTCTGGCTCTGTTGGTGCTATTCCTGATTTCGCACAGGTAGACAACACGCTGTTCTTTGCGGATGGCGTGGTTGCGCCACGGGCCTGGAATGGGAGTTCCTTGTCCACGGCAGGGGCTAGCGGTAAGTCTCCCACGATCACCGCT